ATAAGTTCATTTTGAATAGTATCATCCTGCAGTTTTTCTCTGTAGAGCTATTGCTTACCAAAGTACTTGCACTCATCCTAGTATCCATTGAGGTCATGAGTATCAATGAGAACTATAAAGCAGTAAAAGGCCTTGACCTATGGCAGGCTATGAAAAACTTATTTGCAAGAGCCAAGGATATTAAAAAGGAAGTCAATGAAATTAGACACAACGAAAATATTTCAGGAACGCCTATCTAATAGCCAATACTTCCACGAGGAGTCTGAAAAAAAACAAATCTATCTACACCACACCGCAGGCAATGGCAACCCCATAGCTGTATCACGCTGGTGGAATAGCAACTCAGATAGGATAGCTACTGCATTTGTCATAGGTGAAAGAGGTAGCATAGTACAGTGCTTCTCTTCCAAGCATTGGGCTTATCACCTGGGGATAGATAGTCAGGACTTTTCAGTTCATGGTTTAAAATATCAGAATCTCAATAAGCTAAGTGTAGGCATTGAGATATGTAATTGGGGCCCATTAAAGCTAAAGGATGGTAAGTACTACAATTATGTTAAGGGAGTAGTGGACCCATCCATGGTAACTACCTTAGATGCACCATACAAGGGTAATAAATTTTGGTACAAATATACAGATGAGCAGATAGAATCTACTCGGCAGCTTGTGGAGTACCTGTGCGATACCTATGACATTCCTAAGGCTTACCGGTCAGAGATATTCAGCATAGACAAAGAGGCATTTAAAGGTACTGCAGGAATCTATACGCATAACAGTGTGAGAAAAGACAAGGCAGATATTTACCCATGCCCTAGAATAATTAAGATGCTACAAAACCTATGAGATATATCCTACCTATATTGATACTCATTGTATCCTGCTCAGCTCCTAAGCGAGCTCAATGGCACTATAAGAAAGCATTAAAGAATGGCCTGCAGTTAGTACAGGATAGTGACACCATCCGTATTACTACAGTGGATAGCATCCCAGTGATACACAATGATACTATCGTATGGGAAAAATTCTATACTACTAAGGATACGGTGATTAAATTCAACAATATATACGTTCCTAAGACTAGATGGCAGACTAGGATAGAGTACCGGTACAAGACTAGAGTAGAAAGGATACGAGGTAAGACTATCTATAAAACAGCTCAGGCAGAACAGGTAATAAAGTACAGATGGGCATGGTGGCCTATTGTTATTTCGTTTATAATTGGTATATTGCTCCGTTTTTTAATTCAAAAGGGGCTGATAGATAGAATAGCCCTGCTATTTAAGCTATGAGAAAACGACTATTTTATGACATTGAGACCTCATTCAATGTCGGGGTATTTTGGAGAACAGGATACAACCTTAACATTAACCCAGGTGACATCATTCATGAGCGTGCTATCATCTGTATCTGCTACAAATGGGAGGGTGAGGAGGAGATTCACAGCCTAACATGGTCAAAATCACAGAGTGATAAGAAAATGATTGAGGCCTTTGTCAAAGTATTGGAAAAAGCAGATGAGATAGTGGCCCACAATGGGGATAGGTTTGACCTCAAATGGATACGCACACGGGCTTTATTCCATGGTATCAATGTTATGCCATCACCTAAGACCATAGACACCCTTAAATGGGCTAAAAGGTACTTTAATTTCAATAGCAATAAACTAGACTACATAGCTAAGCTACTTAAGGTAGGTGCTAAGATGGAAACTGGAGGGCTTGATTTATGGAAAGACATCGTATTCCGCAAGGACCAGGATGCATTAGATAAGATGGTGGCCTATTGTAAGATGGATGTTGAGGTACTTGAGTCAGTATTCAATAAACTTAACAGTTATACCCTAGTAAGTCACAATTATGCTGTACAGCAAGGGGGTGATAAGTACGAATGTGCAGAATGTGGAGGTACTAACCACAGGTACAATAAAAAAGTAGTCACTGCAGCCGGTACTGTACACCATTGGCTACAATGTCGTGACTGCAAAAAACACAATAAGATAAACCACTTGGTATTCACTAAGTATCAGGAGTATCTTTACAAGCGAAAGAATATATCTTAAGTTTATAGGCGTATTTTTGCGGAGATTAATCAGCTTATAGCCTAAATTAAGTAAAATTCACCCTTAAAAAGTACAATTCACCACACTTTTAGGAGTTTCATTACCACTTATCTTATTTAGAATCATTCTAAATTTGTGCATAATTAAAAAAAAATGTGCAAAATGTTTTGCAGATATGAAACATTTTATATCTTTGTCAGGTATTAACACTTAAAAATTTATTTATGGAACGTTTTAACCAACAATTTAACAGAGCCCTTGACTTTATCAAGGCAAACGAAAACAACGCAGAAGTGCTTACTATATTCTTAGAGCAGCTGCTTGTAGAAGCTAATGAGGAAATGACTCAGACAGCACTAGATAACACCGAAGACTTTTTAACCATCTTAAAAGCTAACAAATGAAAAGAGAACTATTCAATGTAGCTGCAAGTGTAGCTGTGATTTTCGCTACCATGGTAGTAATGTATAACACTTTAATTTTTATGATATGCAAGTAACAATAGATAATAGCACAGCATTCTTTGAATTTGATGAGGTGCATGGGAGCTGTGAGTTTAACATCACTAACATTACCGAGGAGGATTATGAGGTAGAGATAACTAACGTATTGGCTATTCAAGTGGTGGGTGAGGTAGAGCTTGACTACATCCTAACGGATGCAAACCTTGACCAACTAAATGAGGAGATTATTTGGTGCATACAGGATACTAACCTGGTAAGAGATATGCAGGACTTTGATAATGGCTTTGATGAGGATGATTGGAGGTATGATGCATAGAGATATCTCAGAGATGGCTAGATGGTGGTCCAAACAGTCATTTGCAGGAGATAAGGGCGGCTCCTTTAATTTCGCCCTATATTTAGAATACCTAAAATGTAAGAACTCATGTATAGACTATTGTACTACTACGAAAACAGGCTCAGTGAAAGCTATGACTTCCCAAGCAAAGCCCTCTGCCATTGGCAGCTCAATAAATTCAGAGCAGCAGGTACTCATATTTACGGACACTTTGTAATTGAGAAGGTATGAAAACAACAATTAAAGTAGGTAGCGACTTCTCAGGAGTAGGAGCGTTTAACCAAGCCCTAATGAGATTAGGGATAGATTATCAGGAAGTATTCGCCTGTGACATGGATAAGTTTGCTAGGCAAACATTCATTCATAACTATGGAGAGCCGGAATACTATCCTATGAATGTATATGACAGGGAGATACCAAAGGAAAGTTTGGATATCTATATGACATCCCCTCCATGTCAGGCATTCAGCATGGCTGGTAAGAGATTAGGCAAAGAGGATGCAAGAGGTATTTTGTTCTTTAATAGTTTAGAATTTATCCAGGTTAATAATCCACGTTTCTTTATTTTTGAGAATGTAAAAGGATTACTATCTCATGATAAGGAGAATAAAAAGGATAAGATAGGCAGAACTTTTAAGGAATGGATAGATTACCTAGGAGGTAAGTCAGTTAATGGAATAACTACTATGATGCCAATAGATGGTGCTGTACCTTATCATCTACATTACAAAGTATTAAATGCTAAAAAACATGGAGTACCACAAAATAGAGAGAGGGTATTTTTAATAGGTATTAGAGATGATCAGGATAATACATTCACATGGCCAGCTGAGGAGGAGTTAACTAAAAGATTAAAGAATGTGCTAGAGCCTACTGTAAATGATAAGTATTTTTTGAGTGAGAATACAATAAATGTTTTAATAAAACATCAAAAATTTAATAAATTTAATCCTATTGAAAATACAGAAAATACCTCAAGTTGTATTACTTGTCATTGTGGAAAATTTGGTAATGCAAATAATTATTTGAAAGTGACCAATTTTCAAGGAAGTGAAATAAGTAATACTATTATAACTGGAGGAAAGGGTACTATGTCTAATAAACACAATTGGGATACTATAAAAATAGGTTATATTAATCAGGATACTCAGGCATCTGCATTATATAGTGATGATGGATTAGCTCCTACTATGTGTGCAGGATCACATGGATATGCTATGGGATATATTCAAGTGAAATCAGGCACAGCTAAAGGATATGATGAGGCTACTGAGGGTGACTCAATAAATTTTGCTTTTGCTTCATCAGATACACGAAGAGGTAGAGTAGGTAAACAAGTAGCTCAAACATTAGATACTGGATGCAATCAGGGGGTGATACATAATTGCATAACTGAAGCAATAGGAAGACAGGGAAGTTCATCCGAATATATTGATAGTTGCAAAAAAGTTTATCAATCATCAAATCAAATTAGACGTTTAACACCTCGCGAATGCTTCCGATTAATGGACTTCCCTGATACATTCTCATGGCCTGTATCAGATAGTCAAGCCTACAAGCAAGCAGGGAATAGTATAGTAGTTAGAGTATTAGAGAAAATAATTAATAATCTACCATTATGAATCAGCACAAAATATTCAGGGTGCTAAGGCTCCTGCAGATGCTACAGGAAAAGCCTAGGACCGTAATGGGGATGGCTAGGTACTTAGGTACAAGTGAACGCACAGCATACAGGTACCTTAAGCTATTTGAAAAGCTAGAGTATAACGTAAAACGAGATAATTACTACAAATATTACATACAGAAAAAATGAGAGGACAAATTGATGAGACAGTATTCGAGCTCACAAAGCTACAAAATGAGGACCTAATGAAGCTTATCCTGGACTACCAACTAAACACACCTAGTAGGGTAGAAATATCAGCATACAAGAGGTACTACCTGTACAACTATATGTACAACTACCGGCACATGACCTTGAGCATGATAGGTAAATTCTTTAACCGAGATCATAGCTCAGTTATTCATGGCATGAAAGAGCATACATATTGGTATGGTAGAAAAGATGAGAGATACCTTAAGTACATTCACCCATTACCTGACCTAATTAAGCAGAAAAGAGATGATATAAATATCTTTGATGTCAGTGTTATGCCGATGTGTGACGAAGAGGCAAGGGTCACAATTACAGGAAATATGCCTCCAAAGTTATTAACAAAATTTCAGGATAAGATGACTGTATCCGATATAGTAGCTATCTTTGAGGACCATAATTTTTTAAGGGTTAATATGGGGGAGGGGGTCTAGGCTCCCTCTTTTTTATGACCGTATGACGATGTGACGATACTCTTATGGGGGGTACTGAATATATAGACCACTAAAAAAGTTTTCGTTCTGGAAAATTTATCGTCTTATCGTCATGAAATAGCTGAAACCCAATACAGCACTAGTTTATAGCCGTGACGATGATTTTATTTTATCGTCATTAGTTGGAATTTATCGTCATTTATTATATTTGTAACCTATGTTTAACCCTAAAATATCAGTTTTCAGGAGTTTGTATAACTCCAAAGAGACACCTTTCACACTTGAGGCAATAGAAGTGTACAATAGAATCAAGCAAGGTAACCCCGAGCTGATTAGTAAGATTAAGAAACTAAGAGCAGGAGATGCAGAAAGTAAGATGCAGCTCATGGCTATCATGTTTAACGGCACATTTAGTGAGCGTAAGGATGATGGCCTGATACAGCACTCAGGTTTATGTGTCCTGGACTTTGATAAGTACCCTGATGCTAAGACCTTGCAAGCAGAACGTAACAGGCTCAAGGAATGCCCCTATGTGTACATGATGTTCACTTCTCCTAGTGGGAATGGACTTAAGGTAGTTATCCGTACACCTGAAAGCAATAAATTTGAACACAAGAGGAGGTTTGAAGCCTACAAGGAATACATTAACAGTGATTATTTTGACGTAGCTAACAGCAACGTGTCAAGGGTATGCTTTGAAAGCTATGACCCTGATGCCTACCTCAATGAGTTCTGTGATGTGTTTCAAGGAATCACCCAGGATAAGGGATACCACAAGGCAGAAAAGATAGCAGTGCTCCCCATTGCTAATGAGGACCGTATCATTGAGCTAATCATGAAGTTTAATCATGGTAAGTTTGAAGAGGGTAGGAATAATTGGACCTTTAAAGTTGCCTGTTGCATGGCGGAGTATGGGGTTGATCAGTATGCCGCTAAGAATTACCTGCTGCAATATGCACAGGAGGACTTTACAGCCACTGAAATTAACTACACTGTTATCA